CTTCGATCGTTTCCCCTGACGGTGCTGCTAGCGACACTGTTTTCTCTGGTAAAGTTGGTGGTGGAATTGCCGCTACCGAGAACCTGGGTGTCTACGGTGAGTTCTCGCTCGCAACTGGTGCTAACGGTGGCACCAACTCCTACGGCACCAAGGCTGGTGTTAAGTGGACCTTCTGATAATCCTGTAGTATAATCAGGGGGACTTCGGTCCCCCTTTTTTATTATGAAGAAAATCCTTTTCTCACCAGTAACTCACTTTAACCTGATAGTTATTGGGTTTTTCTGTATTATCCAAACCATTCATACACAAGCACACTATGCTATGGACAGTGATCCCAATAGTTACTGTTATTCCTTATACAAGAAGAATCCAGACTTGTTAAATAGGCATAAGTATGACTGAGGGGAATGAATATTAAACTCTGGTATTGTAAACATATGGGTCTGTGGCGCTGGACTCTTACTGATGACAGAAGACCAGTATGCCACCAAGAGTCTGGGCAAAGAGATGACTTACGATTAGCAATTGAAGATGTTGCCAAAACCGTAGAGTATATGTTAGAATGTAGAAGTTAATAAAAGTATGCCCGATGACCCAGCAAGTGAAGGGACCTGATTTACACTCAGACATCGACGGGAGCGTTACCTGTATCGGGCATTATTAGAGTTTGCTAAAGTTTCTACATAAATAACTGAAAACTGAAGACGAAAGATCACATTATACTGATGGATAACATTAAAATAAGATGCCGCTCCTGTGGTAAGGAGTTAGAGGGGCATCAGAATAAGACGGTGACTTGTGGTTGCCCAAATATGGCAACCATTCGTGGTGATAAAGTATCGGCACTTGACTTATCTCAAGTTGTTATGTTAAACTCTTATCAACCCAAAACTAAAAAGGGTGTTCTTACCAATGAAGACATTCTTTGGCAAGAAGAAAGGCGTCAACGCAAAGTGAGACGCTTGGACTTTGAGGTCCGCTAGGAAAGGTGGCCGAGTGGTTTAAGGCGTTTGTCTTGAAAACAAAAGAGGTGAAAGCCTCCGGAGGTTCGAATCCTCTCCTTTCCGTTTACAAATATTACAAGATTACAGATTTTCTTAATCTGTGTTTTTGTATCAACACAAACTTGACAGTTTAAAACTACTGACTATTATAGCTAGTAGATATTAAACACTGGACCTATGGATCAGCACACCTATAATAACTGGGTGAAGATCAAGGAGACCTTCGAACAGTCTGGCAACACAGACAATATGTTCTATAAAAGAGCAGTAGCAATTCTAAAAACCAGAAAAGACCCTCTGGCAAAGTTTCTTGGAGATGAACCGTGATGGAACCTCAAGACGAATTGGTTAGTCGTGCTGAAGTTCAGGAGATGATCGATGCAGCAATACGACGACACAACCGTAATGCTTCTATCATTAGTATGTGCGTCGGTTGGGTGGTTCTTGCTTTATTTGCTGAGGGACTACTAAGGCTTGTCGGAGTTATACCACCTGTGCTACCATGGATGGACATTACCCTGAAATAATTGGTATTGTTCTCTTGCTTATCTTTGCTGCCACGATGTTTTATCAGGGCACAATGATAATGCGGGGCAAGCGTGGTTACATTCATATGGACCATGAGAAGCAAAAGATGATAGATACGCGAAAGCGTGTTGAAGAATTAATGAAACAAAAATGACTGTACCATTTTTTATTGAAGAACCCATTACTTGGAAAAAGATTGAGGTTCCACAAGACATTATTTACTACTGTGATATGACTACAGTGGACGCAGACCGTGAAGACCTTCGTTATATTGACTGTGTGTGGATGCATATGGGTTACTACGGTGTCCCTAAGCATGTTATGAAAGCAGTCAGAGAAGAGTTTAATCCACCAGTACAACCAATCTTCGAGTAAATGAATCTTACCAACGAACAAACAGAACTTCTCATTGATGCTATCTGGAAGCGTCAGCACCACTTCATTGCTGGTGATAGAAGGTATCGTGAGTATGGAGAACTTCTGGAGACACTGGAAGCATCTCTGCCTTACAAGTACACCAGAGATGAGTTTAGATAAATGGAGCACTTGTTAGGAAAAGCACTCATTATAGTTGCAATACCCTTTGTAATCGCTACAATTTACTTCGGTTCTAAGAAGGGGCACTACTATGAATCCGAACACTATAAGGGCAATGGCACCGCACACTAAGAAGCGGTTTCATTTTGCGGCATCATCTTTCTCAAGAATGTATGGAGTCAGTCATGTCTCATCAGATATGATTGACTTTTGCTATGAATGGGCACTCCAAGAGGAAGTGGCACCACTTGATTGTTTAAACCACACAGATCGATACTTTAGGGAGTTATGGAATTCTCAGAAGCATTAATCTTACTTTTTATGATTTCATTTGGAATATTCATTTTCTTAGTTTCTATATTTACGGATCAATAATGGGACACTTTGCACGCTGGACATTAGAGACACCAGTAACATTAGGATTTCTTTGTTACCTTTTAGTTGTTGTGCCTATTCTGGGTATCTGGTTAGTCCACAAATACAACTGGCAACACTGGGAACCATTTGACAGGGGGCACAAGAAGTAGTATAATTACTTCTGTTGGGAGGCAAGACCACTCAACGCAACCGAGTATCGCCTAACTTGGTCATGGCACCGCTTTTGGGAAGCGGAATAATTTCAGTTCAAATCTGAATACTCGGACTTGCCAGTTTCCTGACTGGCACCTTGACTATATAAAGTCAAACACTTATAATACTCAGGTATTCAACACACAACAATGTCTCTGATCGAAAAATTCAAGAAAGATGTTAGCACTCTGCGTTCTGCTGCTAACGGGGATATCTACCTTGATGTAAAGAGTCCGAAACTTTATAAGAAAGTGCGCCGCTATTATGAAAATGAGGGCGTCGTGTTTTCTGGAGATCCCCTTGATGACTATGAAATGCTGATGGATTATCTCTATCAAGACCTTCAAACTATTGAGGTTGCATGATGAAAGTCACTCAAAAACCTACTGTTCTTATGGAGCAGTTTCCTTATCGTTATGTTCAGGTTGGTAAATTGGAAATCAACGGAATGCCTGATTGCCGCATTCAGAAGGTAGACTCTTATACTGGACGCTACCGTGATATGTATCTCTGTGATAACGAGATGCAACTTATGACTGCCATGGAAGATTTTGAGTACACTAAGTGGTTGGACCCTGACATGGTTCCTTGTTATATCAAGGACGATGATGAAGACATGGAGAGTCTTTAAAAAACCTGGTGGAGTCAATCCCCTTATGCCCATGATGGAGACATGTAAAAAACCCTGGTCGGGATGGTCAAATGACCCTCGGAGTTTACTGCTTCTCTCAAAAGCAGTTGGTGCGGATGGGGTTAACCCCGCCTAGGATTTAGTTATTACCTGGTTAAAAAAATAACTTGGCGTGCATGTAAAGACCTTATAAGGAGAGTTGCATAAACTCTCCTTTTTTAGTATAATAATAAAAAATCTATTTTTATGAAATTTCTAACATTCCTAAACTCTGGATGTCTTGATATTTGTCTGAACATGTTGAAGTCTGCTGAAAACGTAGGCATCAATATGGATGACTTTATGATTGCCTGTATGGATGAAGATGTATATAAATCTTTAATTCTTAAGGGATATAAGAGTGCTTTTCTTTATATGAATCAGCAACTGAAAGAATATCAGGATTGGACTTTTAATCAAAATAGTGGATTTAGAAATATTGTCAGGCACAAGTGGAAGATTATTGATCAAGTTCATAAAGAACATCCGAATCTGATGTGGGTTGATACTGATATTGTTTTTAAAGAAAATCCAGTAGAGGTTCTCACAGGGCATGAAGAAGTATTGTTTCAGACTGATGCTCCTGGTTCTACAATCTGCACTGGGTTTATGGTGTTCAATGAAACTCCAGAGTGCCGTCAATTAGTTGCCGAGTGTGGAGCAGACGAGACTGACGATGATCAACTCATTATGAATCGTATTGCTCTGACCAAATATAATGACCATGTTGCCTTGTTGTCAGAAGATCTTTTCCCTAATGGTAATGTGTATTATCAGCAAGGTAGAAAAGAGAATGCTATGATTGTTCATAATAACTGGATGGTCGGAGTGGAAACTAAAATCAATAAGTTTAAGGAGGAAGGACTGTGGTTTATTTGAATCAAGAACATCTGAGACCAAAGTCTCTGACACCCACATATCCTCCATACCACCAAGGTGAGTATATTGAGGAATACTTTTATAGTCACTATCAGCAGTTAGAGACTAAACCTGAGCGTGAGTATATTGATATTTTCTGGTCTAATATTTTTTGTAATAAAATCTGGGCTGGTCAACCATACCCAGACTTGCAGAATCTTCTTTATGAAACACTGAGTTCTGACGGAAAATACTTTACAGTTTGTCAGCAGGATGATGGACCTTTTGAGGACTTCCCAGAAGATACGATGATCTTCTCTGCTGGTGGTAATCGTAAGAAAGGTAATGTAATTCCCATTCCTCTTGTCTGTTCACCCATCCCTAATATTCCTCAAAGGGGACACAAATACTTTGCTTCTTTTATTGGTTCTAATACTTACTGGGTAAGAACTGATATGCAAAAAGCATTCAGAGGTAAAGATGATTGCTTAGTAAAAGCAGGAAACTGGGATATTAATGTTGGCGAAGAAAAACTGAATAACTTTTTACACGTCATGTCTGCCTCTAAGTTTTCTTTATGTCCAAGAGGGTATGGGACAACAAGTTTCAGACTCTATGAATCTTTCCAACTTGGAACAGTTCCAGTTTATATTTCAGATGATCATGCACTTCCCTGGTCTGATGAATTGGATTGGGAAGAATTTTGTGTTATAATTGATGAAGATCATATTGGTCAAACGTATGATATTCTGAAAGAAATTTCGGATGATACATACAATGAGATGTTGAAGAAAGGTCAGGAACTTTATCAAAATTACTTCTCTCTTCAAGGTGTCTTTGAAAACATTATTAAACGGGTGTAATGCATAAAATTTTTATTTGTCATCATCCTCCACTGACACACAGAAAAGAGTATCTGAGTAACTTTTTTTCTTCCAGAAACATAGAAGTTGAGTGGATAGAAAAGTTTTCCCCTGAAGAGATAACCGAAGATTACGATCAAATCGTTGGTGTAAAAGACCTTATTATAAATCCAAATGTCCCTGGAGTTCAGCAAAATCAATATACCTTATATGAGAATGCTGGGAGAAAGGTAACCATCCCAGAACTTTCTTTATATCTGAAACATCAATATTGTTTTGAGCAACAAATTAAAAATGAACACGATCTAATTGTCATCTTAGAAGATGACATCATGCTTCCAAATAACTTTGAAGAGTATTTGGATGTATGTCGTTCTGAGTTTATTGATCACAATCCAAAACTTGATTGTTTGATGTTGGGTAGTTGTTTTGGATTTAAATCTCCTTATGTTCGGGAAAACAGGTTAATTCATTATGGATCCAATCAACTAACAAGATGCACTCATGCAATGATGTTCTCTTTAGATGCCGCTAAAAAGATTGTAGAGAATCTTTATCCTGTAAATTGGCCAATTGATTTTAAATTAAATGAAATCATAATCAAAGAAGATATGAAAGTTGCTTGGACGGAACCAGCACTTCAACAGGCATCTCATTTAAACCTAGATAAATCTTTCATTCAATCATGAAAATAACATTCTCAGATTTTTGGCAATATCCAAAAGCATTTGATCCCAACAATAATTTCTTTATTCACATCATCCGTGATTTATTTGAGGATGTTGAAATTGTGGAACCCGAAGATGCTGATGTGATGTTCTTCAGTTTATTTGGTAATGAGAATGGTCGATATAAGGATTGTAAGAAAATATTCTTTACTGGAGAGAATGTGAGACCAAACTCCAAAAAATGTGATTATTCATTATCTTTTGATTATGAAGATTATGACGGTAAGAATTTCAGACTTCCTCTTTGGTATCTCTATATTGATTGGTTTGGTGTTGAAACTTATAATAACCCAGAATGGTTGATTCCAGAATCATATCTGTATGATGAAAATGAGTTTACTGAGAAGAGGAAAGGTGAGTTCTGTTCCATTGTTTTTGGTAAACCAGTTGAGTCTAGGATACAGGCAATCAATAATATCTCCAAGTACAAACCTGTAGATGTGTGGGGTAAAGCAAATCCAAGAAGTCCTGTTCCCGATGGTGAAAAATATAAATTAGATTTAATATCTTCATATAAATTCTCTTTGTGTTATGAGAACTCTGTAACTCCTGGATATCATACCGAGAAACTACTTCATGGAATGGTTGCTGGAAATATTCCAATCTACTATGGAGACAAAACTGTAGATCAAGACTTCAATCCAGAAAGATTTATCAATGCAGTTGATATGTCTGATGAAGATTTGCTTGAGAGAATTATTGAAATAGATGAGTCAGATAAGTTGTATAATGAAATACTTAGTCAACCTATCTTTAATAAAGAAGTATCACTTGATAGCGTTAGAAAATTTTTGTATGAGGTTCTATCATGAATGTTCACTTAGTATCTTTCGGTGCTCCTTTTGATTCATTTGCAAGAGCACACTTCAGGTTTATTGATAATGCAAAATCTTTCGGAGATTTTTCTAGTATTAATGTATTTTCCGAAAGAAATATTTTCGATTTTTCGAAAGAAATAGAGCAATATAAAAACTTTCTATCTTCTACTCGTGGATATGGTTATTGGATGTGGAAGTATTTTTTGCTATCTAAGATTATGGAGAATGTCCCAGAGGATGATTTAGTCTGCTACGCTGACATTGGATGCACTTTTAATCCTCAAGGATTTCTTAACTTTGAAGGGTATAAGACGATAACATCTGACTTTGGATCTTTGTGTTTTGATCTTGGTCACCTGGAAAGAGCATATACAAAGATGGATACTTATCTCAAGATCTTTCCAGATGCTATGGAACATTTAAACACAGGTCAAAGGTGTGCCACAACATTTTTTCTTAAGAATACTAAAGAAAATAGAGATATTGTTGAAGAGATAAAGCAAATTTGTGTTGAGGATGATCATTACTATATCACTGATGCTCCTTCGACAGAACCTAATCATTCGGAGTTTAGAGAACATAGACATGATCAGTCAGTCTTTTCTCTTATAAGTAAGAAGTATAAGTTTTATTGTATTCCAGATCAAACCTATTGGGCTCCAGACTGGAACAACACTGGAAGAGACTATCCCATATGGGCTACTAGAAATAAATTCTAAATCAAAATGAGAACAGCACTTTTACTTTGTGGGCAAATGAGAACCTTTGATCATCCAAAGGTTCTTGAATATATGAATAGATTGATCGATAAATTTGATTGTGATGTCTTTATTTCTACTTGGAAAGATAGGGGAGTTTCCTTATGGAGTGTTCATTCCCAAGATAAAAATCTTTATAGTGAAGTAAAAGATCAAGAGATATCAAAGGAGTGTATTTCTATTATAGACAATGTTAGAGATTGTAAAATATTAGACTTCGATGAATATCTGAATGATAAATGTGGTTCACATATAAAAAGTCTTCTAGTTGATAATGTATGGGGTATTGGTGCTAGTAGTAATCCACAGTTTTACACAATGCATGTTGCTTCAGAAATGAAGAAGAAGTATGAAAAGGAAAATGGATTTCTTTATGATGTTGTAATCAAAAGTCGCCCAGATTTTTTACAAGTACATAATGATATTGAAAAATACTTTGATAATTTAGAAAATACTTGTTATCATATAAACACTGGTAGATCTTATGCTCCAAACAGAGTATATGATATTTTTTTAATGTCGGGATCTAAAACTATGGATACTATATGTAACTCTTGGATAGATTATAATAAGTTAGTTGAAACTAATTATTCGGGATCAAGTAAATACGATGCCTGTAGACTCCTCTATGCTCAGTGTATGGAAAATGGTATAGATATAGTTAGTTTTGACAAGGTTCTTGGTGATGCTTTGAGACTTGAAAACTATTCAGACTACCAGTTCTTTGAAAATTTATTCATATAAAAATGATCACTAGAAATTATTGTTTATTAGATAATAAGAATCATCTAAACGAATTAGCAACGTTTAAAAATTTTCCAGTTTTTATGGGGTGTGTTGACACTCCTATAGAAGAAGATTTATTTCACGATCAGGTATGGGGAGTTTCTGATAGTGGATTGGTTCAATTGAAGAACTTAATAGATCCTAATATTCTTTATGAAAACTCTCACACCCCTGGAAGTGTAGGTAGAATTTGGGAAGATCATCATAGGAGATTCTTTGAATTCATATCTCAAAATTCAAAAGGTATTGACAGGTATCTTGAAATTGGAGGAGCTTCTGGTAGTCTATGGAATAATTTTTCTAATCTAAAAAATAATTTTAAGTATGAAATTATTGAACCATCCCATCAAGAATCTAATGATAGTAGAATGGAATATGTTAGAGGATTTTATGAAACCCAATCTTTTGATAAAAAGTATAAATGTATTATTCACTCTCATGTCTTTGAGCATGTTTATAATCCAATAGAGTTCCTCAAAAAAATATTCAATGACCTTTGTGAAGATGGAGTTCAGTTTATATCAATTCCAAATATGAGGTATTGGTTAAAGAGAGGATATACCAATACTATAAATTTCGAACATACTTTCTATGTTGATGAGTTTGTTTTAGAAGATCTGTTATCTAAAACTGGATTTGTTGTAGAAAAGAAAGTAGTTGATAACCATTCAGTTTTTATCAAAGCAGTAAAATGTGAAAATGTTGATAAGATTAACATTGATTTTGGATATGTTAAAGATTTGTTTCTGGATTACATCTATCTTTTAAAGAGCGATGTTTCTACTATTATGAACAACATTAAAGATGAGAATGTATATCTCTTTGGTGCTCATATATTTTCTCAAACTCTTTTAAATTTTGGTCTTGAAGAAAATCGAATTATATCGATATTGGATAATGATCCTAAGAAGAAAGATCGTAGATTATATGGCACTAATTTAAAAATAGAATCACCAGAAATTCTTAAAGGAGTTAATAATCCAATAGTTATACTTCGAGCAGGAGTTTATACGGAAGAGATCTCATCACAAATTTTAGAAATAAATCCATCAACAAAGTTTGTATGAAAATAGCATTGCTTTTGGTCGGTAGACTTGACAGTTTTGTCAAGGATTATGATTCTTTGAAGGAGATTGTTTTAGATAGACTTTCTCCTGATATTTTTTTCTCCGGTCATCCAAACAAAGCAGGTATAGACTACTGTCGTAAAAACGTTGAAGAACTTTGGAAACCCAAAAAATATATTTTGCGAGAATACACTGAAGAAGTTAGAAAAGAAGTTCATCCAAACGATGCAAAGTTTGGGCGTGGTATGTGCCCAACGCCACATACTTGGCTATCTGGAATGTATAATTTGAAGTTGGCAAACAAATTGAAGAAAGAATATGAAGAGGAGAATGGATTTACATACGATGTCTGCATCAAAGCGAGGACAGATGTTATTTGGCATACTCCCATAACTGAATCGGAGTTAGAGAGAGCACAGGAAGATGAAAATATTTTAGTCCCAACTGCATGGGATTTTAAATGTATCAGTACATTTGGTGTGTCAGATACTTCTGCAGTTTGTAATTCTGATACTATGGATAAGTATTCATCTTGTATTGATTATATCGATCAATATTTTGATGAAGGCAATGTGTTTCATCCAGAGACCTATAATGGTATTCATATAGATAGGATGGGATTAACAAGAATTCCTGTTAATACTGGAATAGATCCTTTTACGAAGCAACCAAATAGATCTGGTTGGTTTGTTATGGACCCCGATAGACGTTCTTGGTGAATTATGAAATTTGCTATTTGTTTTTTTGGATACCCTAGATTTTATGATCTATGGAAGAATACTTTTGGAAACTTTTACAATGGGTGTGATGTAGATTACTATGCACATTTTTGGGAAGATGATAATTTAGATAAGGATAAGTTACTCTCGGAGTTTGATTTTAAAGAAGTAATTTTAGAAAAACAAAAAGAAAACTTCCTTGAAATACCAGAGGGAACAGATCTGTCTAAGATAACGAAGAGTGTTTTTCAAACACTGTCTCCACTTTACTCTCTAAAAAGAGTTGGTGAGATGATAGAAAAGTTTGATACTGAATATGATTTTGTTATTATTACCAGAACTGATGTTGGGTGTATCTGTGATGAAACCATATCAGAGTATGAGTTGGACAAAAACGAACTATATTTTTCATACGTCAGAGGTAGTGAGTGGTTAAACACTCATCTTGACGCCAAATGGTTTTGTGGATCCGCAGAAAAAATCTTAATGATTTGTGAAATCTATGATAATTTGACAAATTATTTGGTCAATGATAAAATATCTTTGTGCCACCATAGGTTATTTTTTCACAGTTTAAAAGAATATCGTGATCAAATGAATATGGTTTGTGTAAATCCAACTACTATTAGTGGCGGTTGGTTCTTTTTAAGAAACGGAACGACATCGGAAATTTAATTATCACAACAATATGAACATTTTATTCCCAATCGCTGGTCTTGGAACCAGATTCAAAAACAATGGATATATTGATCCTAAACCATTTGTAAAGTTCAAAGGAAAGCCACTAATTGAGTGGGCTATTTCTTCTCTGAAACTCACTGGTAAGTACTACATTATTGTTAATGGTTTGGAAAGTGAGTATGTTAAGATTCTGAATAAAATCAAAGATAAGTATTATCTTGACCTTGAGATTGTTGACATTGGAAAATCAACTCTTGGTCAAGCAGAGACTTGTCTGTTAGGAATTGAAAAGGCAAATATTAATCCTTCCGAACCTCTCATCATTACTAACTGCGATCAATACACTCCATGGAATCCAAATAAGTTTTTGAGCTTCATTCGAGATAATGATCCTGATGGTGTTGTAAGTACTTACAATCACCCTAACATTCAAGTTGGATCTGACAGTCCTTATAGTCACATTGAACTCAATGATGATGGGTATGCAGTTCGTCTCGCTGAAAAAGTTGCCATTTCTTCCCTGGCTCTCAATGGCATTTTTTACTGGAAAGAGGGTAATTATTTCATTCAAAGTGCCAAGCAATTGATGTCTGATGACACTGATGCTGGTTGGTCCACTGGCAAAATGTCCTGTGTCAAAGAGAAGTATGTTTCTTTGACCTACAACTACTTGATTTCTGAGGGTAAAAAGGTTATGAACTATCATATGGCAGACGACGAATTCGTTTCTCTTGGTAGTCCGAATGATATTATGTTGCAGATTAAGCGTCAGAATGTGATGCAGGCAGTTGAGGATCTCCGTAATGGTAAACCTATCGTTATGGTTGACGATTATGATCGTGAGTTTGAGGGTGACATTGTTCTTGCTGCTGAAAAAGCAACTGAAGAAAACCTGCTCTTTGCTATGCGCCATGCTCGTGGTCTGATGTGTCTCCCTTGCACTCAAGAGAAACTTGATCAGTTTGGTATTCCTATGATGCATACCAATGGTTGTGATGCATTTGGAACTCCTTTTGCAACAAGTATTGATGCTGTTGAGGGTGCAACAACTGGTATGTCTGTTGGAGATCGTGTTGCTACTATCAGCACCTTTGTTTCTGACACTTCTGCTCCTTCCTCTCTCGCTCAACCTGGTCACCTATTCCCCCTCCGTGCCCGTCCTGGTCTTTTGACTGAGCGTCGCGGTCACACTGAAGGTTGTGTAGAAATTTTAAAACTTGCTGGTATGAAGCAAGTTGGTGTGATCATTGAGATTATGGATGAGTATGGTAAGATGATTAAGGGAGATGCTCTGAAGCAGTTTGCCGATATTTACAACCTTACCTTTGTCTCTATTGAAGAATTGTATGATGAGGTTTACAATAAGGAATCTTCTGGTAGTGTTCCTCTGTCTGCCGTAGACGAAAAAACACTTGAATCAATGGTAAAAATTTGATGAAGTTTACCACTAGAGCATATAATAGTTTTGCCTTGAATCCCAAAACAAAGGCGAGTATTATTAAAACTAGTGAAGAAGAAAGATTGAAGGGAGAAGCAGAATACTATCTGGATCTCCCTGATGATCTTAGAGTCTTCTTTCCTAGAATGATTGATTGTGATCTGACTCCTCCATATACTATGGAATTGGAGTTGTATGCATATGATAATCTTGGGAATGTAATGGTTTCTTCAAGTTACAATGATAGTTTTTGGGGAAAAACTTTTGACTTTCTTTTGGGATATATCAACGCATATAAAGAATCAGAATCTATTCCAGCGAACCGTGAAGATTCTCTTCTGATGTTTGTTGACAAGACTGAGAGAGAATATGTGAAGTTGATGCATGACTTTGATTTCTTTAGAACTTTGAGACTTGAAGAAGAGTTCGTTTTGAATGGCAAACCTCTAAAATCTTTCAATGTAATTTGGGGAAGACTCAAAGAGTTTATTGAAACCAAACTGATTGAAGATAACTTCTATTACATTCATGGTGATCTCTGCTTTAGTAACATACTCTATGGAATTAATCCAATCACAAAGGATTTGATTCTTAAAATGATTGATCCTAGGGGAGTATTTGGGAAGACAAAATACTTTGGGGATCCTTATTACGATTTGGCAAAGATTTCACACTCTTGTAGTGGTGGATATGAATACTTTATCTACGATCAGTTTCAAGTAGATGTAGAGTCGAACAAATTCTTTCTTGATTTCAAAAATGAGTCCAACAAAGATAAAATAAATTCTAAGTTTGTAAAACTTGTTGACGAATTTAAATTTGATTATCAGAAGATTAAACTTATTGAAGGATGTATTTTTGTTGGAATGTGTGCCAGACACTATGATAGTCTCGAAAGACAGAAGGCTATGTTTATTACTGGTCTTAAAATACTGAATGAGATTTATGAAACACTATAGATTTTGTTTTGACCTTGATGGCACTCTGTGTTACACAAGAAAAGAAGATGAACACTACAGAGATGTAAAACCAATTCCTGGAGCAATTGAAACAGTTCAGAGACTAAAGGCGGAAGGTCATTATATTATTATTATGACTGCTAGAAATATGGTTACTCACAATAATAATCTTGGTAAGATTATTGCCAATCAATGCCCCATTGTGGTAGAATGGTTGGATAGGCATGGTATTCCTTATGATGAACTTCACTTTGGAAAACCTGTTGCAGACTTTTACGTCGATGATAAAGCAGTCAAATTAGAAGACTGGAACACTTTTAATAAAACTTTGGAACAACTATGAGAGATTTTTTCTTTGACACTGCCAATGTAGACTTTATCAAGTCTACTATGAATAAGTATGGATCTGATATTGATCCGAAGTGGGTTCGTGGTGTGACCACCAATCCAAATGCCTTTAGTAAGATTGATAAGTATCACCTTGATGAGTGGTTGGATCATGCTGTTGTGATGGGTAAACTTATCTCTGAGATTCGTGGAGACAATGAGGGTGAGGTTCATATTCAGGCACCTTATTCTCACCTCGATCCTGAAGTGATTCTTGAGTATGCCAAGATGATCACTGACGCAACTCAGGGAACCTGTAAGGTTGGTATGAAAATTCCCCCCTACCAGAGGGCTTTGGAGTATGTCGATCAATTCAATGAGTACGTGATTACCAACGTTACTGGTCTTGCTGACTCTGCAACTGCACTTAAGTGCTGCACATATGATGTTGGATACATTAGCATCATTCCTGGTCGCATGGAAGAAGTTGGTATTGACGCTCAAACTGCGATTGCTTTCGTAAATCAGTGTAACTTTGGTAATACTCAGATCATTACGGGTAGTCAGAGAACCACTGATCAGATCATTTATTCCTTCTACCTTGATACTGTTCCTACGATTGGGGAGAAGTGTTGGGCAGACATCTTCCAGGGAGATAACTTCCAACGCATTCTGAATATTGAATATGGTTACGAACCAGTTGGCCACTTCAGTCCAACTATCTCTGATGACAACATCAATCTTTCTCTTGCTTTCTTTGAGCAGATGGACGGATTGGGAAACACTGCTTGTAAAGATCTTGAAGCAAAACTTTCCAAATGAAAATAGCATTTCACGATAATTCTCTTTCTCTTAGGGGAACTACTGTTGCAATCTACGACTGGGCATATTGGACTCGGCATTATCTTGGTGTAGATCCAATCATTATGTACAATATGTCTAATAATTTCAACAGTGAAGATGTTATTTACAAATTCAAAAAAGAATTTCCTGTCTTTGGATATCAGAGAAAGGATGAAATAGATGACATCCTCTCAAAGAATTATTGTGATGCTTTTCTTATGGAGAAGGGTGGAAAACCCGATGGGGTAATTTCCACCGTCTCTAAAAATTTAGTTAATGCCATCTCTGTGTGTAATGAAAATGATATACATGGAGATGTTTATGCCATGGGATCTAAGTGGTTGTCAAAAATAACTAACTACAAAATACCATATGTTCCTTATATGGTTCACTTACCAGATCATGATTTGGATATGAGAGAGGAGTTGGGTATACCCTCCGATGCTCTGGTGTTTGGTAGAAACGGTGGTTGGGAAACTTTTGATCTTCCATTTGTCAAGCAGTCTATAATTGATGCGTTAGAAAAAAGAAATGATATCTGGTTTGTGTTTCAATACACTGAACCATTCTTCAAACATGAGAGGATAATCTATCTAGATTCGACTGCTGATCTAAATGAGAAGGTTAGGTTTATCAACACATGTGATGCCATGCTCCATGCAAGATATATTGGTGAGTCTTTTGGGTTATCTTGTGCAGAGTTTTCTATTCGAAATAAACCAGTAATCACTTACAACAAATCACCAGAAAGAAACCACATAGATACACTTGGTGAGAAAGGAATATACTATGAGGATTATTCTAACATTCTTTATATCCTTTTGAATTTGAATAAAAAAGAAATTAACTCACTTGAATGGAATTGTTATCGGGACTATTCTCCAGAGAAAGTCTGTCAGAAGTTTAAAGAAGTCTATTTGGATTAAAGATGAAAAAAGTAATTTGTTTTGTTTTTATGGAGTGGATTGCACGACAATGAATCTTCTTATAGAATACTTTAACTCCCTCAATCACATGAGGAACGGTGAATACCTTTATTGTCTTCACCAAAATCTTGGTAATAGTTTGATTGAGAATGTGTATCTCTTCATGGAAGAAGATACAGAATTAAACTTTGATTCTCCAAAAATAAAAAAAGTTATTGTTGGTAAGCGTCCAACATACAAAGATATTTTTGATTTTTGTAATGAAAATCTAAAGGATCAGATTTGTGTTGTCTCTAATGCTGATATCATCTTTGATGATACGCTTAGATACTTTAAGAGTATCAATATGGACAAGACCTTTTATGCACTGAGTCGTTGGGAGATTTCCAGTGGTGATGGTAAGAATTGGGAGATTGAGCCCTATGACAATGCGGCATCTCAAGACTCTTGGATCTTTAAGACCCCAATACCAACATCTGACTCCATGAATTACACAATGGGGCAACCTAGATGTGATAATAAGATTACCTATAACATGAGAGAACTTGGATATACATGCAGGAATCCTGGCAAAAAAGTTATTACAGTTCACTTCCATCCTTGTAATTTTAGAACCTATACAATGGAGGGAGTTGAGATCAAAATTCCTGGACCTTATTTGTTAGTTGCGCCAGTAGATAATTTTAGTGGAGAACCAGTTTATATTGATATTGATGGATTTGATGAAAACGGACAAGCATTTAAACGAGTATATGAGTAAGCATTTATACTCATAAGGTGTGGAAACCGTAACATAGGGGGCTTGACGCCCCTTTATATTTGCTATATAATTGTGTAACAATTCTTAACGAATGTACAATGACTGTAACAACTAATGAGTATGGGCAACAGAATATG